AAGTTGTTTTTCTAATTTTTTCTTAGTAGCTGTTAATTTCTCTGTTTGAGTTGCATTCTTATCCATTGCGGACACTTGGTTTTTATACTCGGCAGCAGCTAAGTTCATTTCCTTGTTGATTTCTTTGATCGTTTTTGCATACTGAACTTCTCCACTTGTTTTAAAGTTCAATACTACATCAGATTCTTTACCGTTCATCTTAGCGCTCCTTTAACCGTTTTATTTAATTGTTGATCTGCTCGATTTATTGTTTTAACTATTTCCTTTTCACTAAAAACTTCTTTTTTTGATTGGTGATTGACTAGTAATTTCTCGCAGGAATTCATTCGTACGTCTAACAAATTTATTAATGCTAAAAATATAGATCGTTCTTTGGCTTTATTGGCTTTGCAAATTTCATATTCTACATCTGATTTTATGTTGTTTAAACTCCAAATACATAATTTTAAATTATTAATTATAGATTTACTTGGCATATTTTCTTTCTGCGGAGAAACCCAGTGCTTTTTCCAAGTAGCATCTATTTGACCAGATATCTTCTCTAAATATTTTTTCAAATAAACCACCTCTTTTATATAATTTGGAAGGTATTTAAAAATACGAGCTTTTTCAGCACTTACTTTTTCATCAATAATCGCTTTACGTTGCGCTTTAGTCGTCATTTTTGTATACACCCCCCTTTGTTTTTTGAAAAATTTGACCTAACGATGCGCGTGACTCCCCGCTACCCTATCTCCCCACGCGAAAAAATTTTGAAAATGGATAGGGGGGATACAATTTTGTCTTTTATCTTTCTTTATTGGCTAATAATCTCTAATTTAAAGATTGTTGTTTCTTTTTCAGAATAAATAAGTTTGCCATCAATCAAATGAAAGAGTTTAAAACCTACTTCATTACGTAAAGTATATTCTTCTATACGACCATTGATTTCAAATTTATTTTCATCTTCATAGATAAAGAAAGAACTAAAATCTCCAAAATAGAACAAAGCAGTATTTTCCTTTTCAGCTTTTATATCATCTGTAACATCACACGGAAAACCCAATAATAGATACTTAGCTCCACCGGCAGTTTCATCTGCAATAGGAACTGTTTTTAGCGCTGGTTCTCCGTTCTCCAGTATTAAGTCTTCTACATAGTTCAAAGCTTTAGTATTGATAATCCAGCGTGCTTTATTGCGTACTGTAGAAGAAGCAGCATTTCTAATTTCTTTAATGATTCTAATAGGCTCTGTTTCAGTTGTTTCAATCTCTTCTGCACGATGATATAACGAACCAGTATTTTGGGCTTTGGGATCCAGTCCGTTATACATATAATCTTTTTCTTTTTTCTTGTAAGCATTCTTAAGCATGGTAAACAATAACTCTTTATTATTTTCATTTTGCTTAAGTAATTGTTTTTTCATAGATGCTTCGCAATCAAATTCAATTGGGCTTAAATACTCTGCCGTTAAGCCTAGACTGTTTACTACAATTGTTTCACTTTCACCATACTCTTCCGAATGAGCGATTGCTTCAACATCGTTAGTAACTATAGGGACTTCAACTTTCCCCTTTCCCTCAACTATCGTTCCGTATTTCCGAAGTAAGTTATCAGTTTCTTCTTTCCCAACAAATTCCTCATAAACTTCTTTAGGAACTAAAACACCTCCTGTTGTTGAAAAATTGAAGCTTCGTCGTTCTGTTTCTGTGTCACTCCCAGTTAAAACATTTAATAAAGATTTTCTCATTTGATTTTTTCCCATAATTTATAATTCTCCTTTTGTTTTATTGGTTAGTTTGCTTTTCCTAAAACTTGATCAATTCTATAAAGCAGTTTTGCTCGCTTTAAACTTGTACCATATTTTTTTACAATACTTTGTTCCCACTGTTTTTTTCTACGTTCTACGATTTCCGGTGTAATACGAACATTTCTTTTATCTGCCATTTCGTATCCTTTTGTCACTTAAATACACCCCCTTTCCAATATTTCGTAGCTTTCAAGATTTAAATTATTGTGAGTCTTGCCATGTCTATCTATATTTCCTCGAAGTGAAGCTTCACCAGATAACACCATTCCTTCTTTGATCTCATAAAATAATTTTTGGGTCCTATTCACGGACAAGATTATTTTTCCTGAACAATTGTCTCGGAAGAGAACAATTACTTGGTTTGTTCCATGTTTAATTATTTTCAAAACTAATCCTTTTAACTTGATTGTTTGCATGATATTATTCCTACTTTCTATTTTTTCTTGATTCATATTCCTTTATAAATTGAAGAGTGTTTCTAATTCCCGCATGTTTTTTACGAATATAGGAATCACTGTACCCAAGGGTTTCAGCTATTTCTTCAAGAATCATTCCATCAATATATTTCATTTTGACGATTTTATTTTCTACTCCTGTAAAACTATCAAAGAGGAGTCGCATTTCTTTTTTCTGTTGTTCTAATAAATCTATTTCTTGTTCGATCTTTTGAATATTTTCTTCCAAATAAGATGATCGAGAATTTTTATTTAGTTTCACATCTGCTAAATCACCGCTCACCCACCGCATCAATTCCAATTTACTTTTGTTAAGATTCCACTCTAAATAATGGAGATGTTCTTCCAATTCTCTATAATCTGTTACCCAGGTAAAATCCAAAGGATCACCCTCTTTTTTATATTAGTAAATACATAAACTTAAATTTATATAAAAAGGGCACAAAATACCTGCTCAAAATTGCGCTGATATCTTGTGCCCTCCAGTTTTCTGGTCAGACTATCTAATTTTTTGGGATGTTTCTGTGATGATTCTGATTACTCGACCGTCTTGAATGATCATTCGAATTTCCCCATGCTGTGGTAAATCAACAGTCATATTTTTATTTGCTGTATCAATATAAACTTTATCCATTTTTCCAATCACCTTCTAAATTTATTATTCCATGGGATTTTTCATATTCAGCGAAACTAATCGCTTCCCACTTCACTTCTTCTGCTTTGCTCGTACAATATTTTGCTAATTCAAAATCATTACTTTCGCTAAATTTTTTTGAAAGATAAGCTAAAATTCTAATTTGTTCTTCAAATATTCGGACTACTGGGCTTCTGATCAATTGATTAGATTTAAATATTCTTAGATATTCTTCGTTGCTCATCTAGCAGTTCTCTAATTCTGATGGGTATTAACGAATATACCTCGTGTTTTTTTGCTAAATCAGTGAAATACCGTTCGTCCGAAATTAACGAATTGATCGTTCGATTCTGCAGCCATTTGTAAGAATATTGATTTTTTGATTTTGTTCCTTCTAAATTACCTATGTTTCCCCAAAATTCCATTTCCCACGCCCAAGTTTTACAAGTAGCATCATTCTTTTTTTGTTTTGCTTGGGCTAAATTTTCAATTGCTTTTTCTATCATTTCCTTCCAATACAGGGAATTCATTTTTTACCTCCCCTTTCGAATTGAACGATTATAATCAAAACTAAAGTCGGCAAATTGACCTATTAATTTGAAAGGCAACACACCTGTAAATCCATCTCTATTTTTTGCTATATTTAACAAAATTTTTGTCTTATCTTCGGGATCTTCTAAATACATCAGCATCACTACATTTGCATCTTGTTCGAAAGAGGCACTCTCTTGTAAATCTGCTAAAGTGGGTTTCTTAGCAGTTCTATCTGTTTCCCGATTCAATTGTGTCAATAAAACAATGGGAATATTTAATTCGTTTGATAAGCTTTTTAATCGTTTGGTAACTTCAATCATGTTCAATCTTCTATCGCTTTTAGCAAGCCCTGCATCTATCAATAATGCATGATCTATAATTGGCACATAATTACCGATTACAGCGTTTTTCTTTATTTTACGTATAATCTTGTTTAAACTTCTAAAACTCTGCGCTGTGTAGAATTTAAGGGGTAATTTTGCTATCTCTTTGTAAGCCCTAATTGCTTCTTCTCTTTTTTCCCGTGACAATTTATCCTGATAATGTTTTGGATTTCTTAGAAAATAAGAATTGATACGTGTTTTTTTCGCGACGTATCTGTTCATCATCTGGTCTAATGGCATTTCCAAACTGAAAAAATCAACGTGAACCTTTTTATTATTGCTTACGATGTTATCTGCTAGGTTTAATGCCATAGACGTTTTTCCAACTGCTGGGCGAGCCCCGATAACATATAACGATCCTCCAGTAAGTCCTCCGCCAAGAAGCGTATCAAATTCTCCGGGGAATGTTTTGATGAAATTAGTTGAATGTCCTTCCATTCGAGAAATGAAGTCATTTAATCCTTTCATCACGTTACCGTCATCTCTTACAGAATTTAGTTCTTCTAGCTCATCTTTCAGTTCAGCTATATGATCTAGATATTTATCCTTTGGGTTCTTAGCATAAGTATCAGTTAATTGGACCAGCCTTTTTTGGATATAGGTCTTATGAACTTGATCAGTAAAGTATTGACTCAGATTTTCAGTTAAATTAGTTGCTGGCTCCTTCAACATCAGAAGGTCGTCTACAGATAACATCGATAGAGGATTATTGCTTTTGATTCTCCGTTCAATATCACCAATTGCTTTTTCATTCCCATTTGTTTCTTGGATGGCTTTCACAATTTCTTTTACAGAACTTTTTTCAAACCAAGCTAGGTGGATTTCTAAATCTTGAATACGTTCTGGATATTGTAAAAGATCACCCGCCAAGCAAAGTTCATAATCAAAGTTTTCCATCGCATTCATCACCTTAATTCATCAAATATTTTTTGTGTGCGTAATATATCATCTGCATCACTAGGTTCATTTTTAGCTGCTGATTCAATTTCATAATCATCTTCCCAACGATTTTGGGAAAACCATGTTGAGCCATGAGCGATATACTGCTTATCAGTATTCTTGATAGCTATCTCTTTCTTGTAACGATTTATTCCATCAAGAATGGTCTCATCTATCACACCTTCTTTAAGCGCCTTACAATATGCTTTGAATGCAGCTGCTTTACCTTTTTTATTTGGATACTTTTTCCAAATTAAATCAAAGCGATCCTTCAAATCTTGATTTGATGGTTTATTATTCTTCTCATTCTTTTCATTCTTGTTTATGTTCAGTCCGTTGTTCACCTCGTTGTCCTTTTGATGTTCATTTCGTTGTTCAGTTTGATGTTTTTTTTCTTCTGAAAAACCTTGGTAAACAGCGTAGTTATTGACTTTATACGTTGTCCCTTTTTGTCTACTTTTTTCAATACTTATCATTTTATCTTCGACAAGCAAATTCAGGAATCTCCTAACGGTATTTCTGCTAACTCCCCAACGTTCAGCGAGCTTTTGTTCTGAAGTAATTCTTTCTCCAACACCTACATTTTTAAATGAACCGTTAAAAAGAATCTTTTTCTCTTTGTGGTTGGCCATTAGAATTAAATCAAGCCACCACTTAAGATATTGAGGATTATCCCAAATCCAATTTTCTGTTATCGAACGGTGCAACTTGATCCACCCTTCAGCCATATAGGTTTCACCTACTATCTCTTTCTCCTACTTAGTTCTAGTAATTAGCTCATCTTTTTCTTTGTTCATACTCCCAAAAATCAAAAGTTAGAAATAAACAAATTGCTACTGGTACTACACAAATCAACCACAAAACAAATGGTAATATCTTAGTGAACGATCCAATTAAAAATGCTAGTAAAAAGAAATTTCTACGCTTATTCATTTACAGGAACCTCACTTTCAAAATGAACAATATCATCCGAGTGTTGCTTTGCTAAACATGCGACAGCTGCAATCATTCCATTTAAAATATTTAAGTCATTTCTTTTTAAAGAATTTACTGTGAGTTCACTTGCAAAAATGTTCAAGCCTTCTAAGGCGTTAGCGATATTTGTAGAATCGATTACTAAATCAACTGGATCGATTATTTTTTTATTCATTTTGTTTTATTCCCCCATTCGTTTATGTTAGAATGAAGGCAGAAATAGGCTGTATTAGCCCGTAGAATGCCTTTAACTCTGTCCGCCAAGACTAATCGAGTTAAGGCTTTTTTTCTGCCTTTATTCATACATTTACTCCTTCAACCTTTGGCAGGCACGTTACCTTCTTGATCTGGCTCAATTCCCAATAGTTCGTACAGGTCATACAATGTTATGGTACTCAAATACTCCGCTGCACTTTTCGCACGCTCTAAAGCTGTTTCAGTAGTATCTTTACCATTTAGAACACATGGATATTCTTTGTCTTCTAAAGTTGCTATATCCATTAGAATGTCATCCATTTCATCCAATAAACTTTTTACTGTTACCTGTGGCTTTGTTAATTCGCTCTGTTCATGTATTTCTTGTAATAATTTATCTGTTTTATCTTGCATACTAAATCCTCCTAAAATATAATTCATTAACAACAATTATTTGACCTCTACGACTTCCAATTATGTGCCCTCAGTTTTGATGAGATGCTCCTCGCCCCACGCTTGGATTTTTATTTCTTGTGTTTCTCTAGAAACTCGTCAGCATCTCGCTGATCAATTTTTTCATAGCCATCCATCAATATGACCTTTAATCCTTGTTTCTCGATAAAATTGTATTTCAGTGTGTTGTAGCTTGTATTCATATACTTAGCTGCTTGCTTATAATTCATAAAGCGAGGAAGCAATAATTTTTTCTTGTATTCTTCGATGAACTGAAAAGCTTGTTGCTTTCCCTCTTTTGCAGCCATTTCACGTATAACCTCACGCAATGAAACAGATAAATCTAACTCATCTATACTTAATTTTGCCATTTAAAACACCTCCTAACTCACTTTTGTAGTAAATTGATCATTGTCCAAGTTATTTGATTGTAGAAGTACTAAGACTTTCATTTCTAGCCCTCCTTTTTCTCCGGTACGTATTCAATTAATTCACTAAGAGATATTTGTAAACAGTCACATATTCTTACTAAAGTTTCCAACTGAACGTTCCTAGCGCGTTGGTAATAAATTTCAGTCAATGTAGTTTTGCTAATTCCCGTTTCGTTGAAAATATCGGAAATTTTCAATAATCGCTCTCCTAAAATTTTCGAAAGATTATTTTTCAATATTACTCCTCCTTAATTTATTCACTAAAAAAGTGATATTTCTTATAAAGTGATATCATCACTTTTATTACTAATATTCAACAATAAAATAATAATATTGCTAAAAAAGTGAAAAAAGTATAAACTAAATATGCTAAGAGGAGGTAATAAAATGGCACTATTCTATAACAATTATGAAGTAAACTATGATTCAGAAGAATGGTTAAATTTGAGTTTTGGAAAAGCTTTGCGTGAATTAAGAAGATTTGAAGCTATGACAATGAATGAATTAGCTGAAAAATCAAAAGTCTCACAGTCGTACATATCCCAACTTGAGAATGATGTACGTCTTCCTAGCGAAAAAGTAATTTCTGATTTGTCAGCAGCTCTAGCAAGAGGGGCTTCCCACGAAAATGATGATCCTTTTCCAACTCAAAATACACCACTATTTATTGATAGCTACACAAGTGAATTTGAGATAGAAACTAGGCAACAAGATTTTTTTGATCTTTTAAAAAAGATAAAATTAGTTAATGAATCAAAAATAAAACGTGAAGAATACTTAACTTCCATCGAGGCCGATAAAAAAAACGTTAGTCTATCATCTGATGATTTAGAACTTTTAAAACAAATCAATCATTTAAGCAATAATGAAAGAAAATTTGTTTTAGATTTTATAAGTTTTTTAAATTCAAAAGAAGCATAATAGGACTATTTTATGCTGTTCCTTTCAATTAATATCATTCCTACATACTAACGCCCCACGTTAGGTACTGGGAGGAAAACAATGGCAACAATAAAGAAATACACAAAAAAAGACGGATCATCTGCCTATATGTTTAAAGCATATCTAGGCACTGATCCTGTCACTGGTAAAAGAATTAATAAAACGAAGCAAGGTTTTAAAACTAAAAAAGAAGCACAATTAGCATTAGCAAGGCTGCAAACCGAAATAGAAAATTCAGGATTTCGACAAGCTGAAAGAATGACATTCCAACAAGTTTATGATCTCTGGGTAGTGAACTATGAACTGACTGTTAAAGAATCGACTTTCGTTAAACAAACAGAACAATATAGATTGCACATACTCCCATATTTTGGAACGCGTATGCTCGATAAAATTACTCCTGCAATAGTCCAAAAGTTTGCTAATCAAAATGTGAAATACAAACGCTATAGAGAGTTTATCAGCAACACTTCTAGAATATTTGAGTACGCTATAAGAATGGACTTGATTCGAGAAAATCCAGTAAAAAAAATAGTTATCCCTACTCCGCCAGAAAAATTAACCCTGGATGATAAGAATAATTATTTTACAAAAGATGAACTAATGAAATTTCTAAAAGCACTAGATGAAAGAGAGAATTTAAAGCAATCTGCTTTTTTAAGAATGCTTGCGATGAGCGGTTGCCGTAGAGGCGAAATTTTGGGGCTTGAATGGCGTTCAGTTTCTTTTGAGGATAATTATATATCTATTACTCAAACTCTAGCCAGAGGGAAAAATAGACGCCTTTATTTAGAGCAACCAAAAACAAAAAGCTCGAAGCGTGAAGTTCCCCTGGATCAAAAGACAATGGATATGTTAAAACAATGGCGATTGCAGCAAAGAAAAGATTTACTGAAGTTTGGCCATAACTCTATTGGTGATCATCAATTAGTTTTTTCTAGTTTAGAAGATAATTCATTTATTGAGCTGGCAACCCCTCAAAAATGGTTGCATACAATTCTCAAGCAAAATGGACTAAGAAGAATCACATTGCATGGCTTACGTCATACTGCAGCAACTATGATGCTTGAATCGGGGTTGACCTTAAAAGATGTATCTGATCGTTTAGGGCACGCATCCATTGAAATTACTAGCGATTTATATATTCATGTTACGGAAAAAAGAAAACGTGAGAATATAGACCAAGTGATGAGCTACCTCGAGAACTAA